TATTAGTTGGAGATTCCTATGTACTCAACCCCGGCGTATTTATATCAGCAGATTAACCGAATATTATTGATAGACACCAGTGGTGTGGGTGATGTTTTCAAACGGAGGTGGGACCCTGTGTACGCTAAAAAATTAACCATTAACAAAGGCGTTGATAACGTTCTTTTGTTTGAATTTGTGAACCAAGATCAAAAACCCGTGAATATCACTGGCAGCAATTTTGTGTTCAGATTGATCAATCGATCAGGTGTTGAACTACTGTTTTCTAAAGAGATGGTTGTGCTCAATGCCACGCTGGGCAGAGTCAAAGTCACGATCACAGCAGAAGAAACTGACCCGTTGCCAGCTGAGCTAGCCAGTTACAGTGTAGAAAGATTCAGTGGCAACTTGGCTGAAGCTGTGTTTGTGAATGCACAAGCACAAGCCCGCGGCGATGTTGACATCTTTGACAGTGTTTATCCTGCATTTGTGCCTAGTCAGACCTGCACTATTCCCGACATTTATGGCCCACCTAGCTATCCTAATCCTGTGAATGCCGGCAACTATCCAGACTGGGCCAGAACACCTGCAACAAATTTCAACACAGTGATAATGAACACTGAACGATATACCAGTCATGTGCCCACAAACGGATCTAGTCTGACTACATTTCAATTGGAAATGGATCACTTTACGGGCAACGTCAAAGCAGAAGCAGCCACTACATATCAGTCTGTATTTTACAATGTGACAGAAGTACACAGTTACTATAACAAAACAGGAACATCGCATATCAATGTAGAAGGATATCATCCTTTGTTGAGATTGTCTATTGACAGCTGGAACGGCAATGTCAACAGTTCTGTAGCAACAGCATCGGCCACAGTGGTGGGCGGAGCAGTAACTTCAATTGCAATAACCAATGCAGGTGCGGGATATCTGGCTCCTCCAAACATTGCTATCATTGGCGCAGGATCTGGTGCCACAGCCGAAGCAGAAATTACTAACGGTTCAGTAAGTGCGATAAATGTAATAACAGGCGGGTCAGGCTACGTGCCTAGCCCAGTTAATAATATACCAGCAGCGGTGATTATTACCACAGGCTTTATTACAGATATAGTATATAGATGAAATTTAAAAAAATTGTTGGATTTGGTGATTCATGGATGTATGGCGATGAGCTGCTTCATCCAGAACTTTTTGCATTAAAACCAGACGCACACTGTAGTTTGGTAGAAAATACCAGTTATAGAGAAGGCAGTTGTTTTCTTGGTCTACTAGGGAAACACTATAAGGTACCCACAGAGAACTTTGGACTCCCGGGCGGATCAATGCAAAGCTCAATTTGGACATTCTTATGGTGGCTAGAACATGAAACACTGCCACTGGATGAATGTTTGATTCTGGTGGGACACACAGATAGTGATCGTGTTAGTTTTTACAATCCTGGACATGTGCATTACAGTAATGATCCCAAATGGAACAAGTTTATACACAGCACCTGGGTCGAATATGGTAGCAGTGTGATTCCAGAATCATTCCGTACAATGGTCAAACAGCAACTGGTATTGACCAACTGTTCCGAGTTGTGTAGACTCAACTACATGCAAACTGCCTTGTTATTTGATGGCACCGCAGCTCGAAAAAATCTCAACATGATGCAGTTTGATATCATGCCAGCTGATGTCAAATTGAATTTGCCCACACAAATTTGGCCAGACTTTTCAACTACCATGTGGTTTAGAGATCACCCAGGAAACCGAAATAGAGAACTAATCATGCCAGGCGGCCACCCCAACATATTGGGGCATGAAATGATAAGAGACAAGTTGATTTCTGCAATAGACTCTGCTACAATGTAGCAATGCTTGACATATTAAACTACCTGCCTGCAAAGCGAAAGCAATCGCCTAGCGGCTGGCTGAGTTTCAATGCTGTGTGCTGCACACACAACAGCAACAATCAAGATCGTAGACAACGTGGCGGACTCAAAATAACGGATCAGAGCTGGAGCTACCACTGCTTCAACTGTGGTTACACAGCCAGCTTTCAATTGGGTCGTAGTGTCAGTTACAAAGCCAGAAAACTGTTGGGTTGGATGGGCGCACCCGACAATGAGATTGAAATGCTCAATCTTGAAAGCTTGAGACACCGCAGCGTATATGGTATAATTGACGACCGGCAACGTGTTGCAAATGCATTGCAGAGCATTGAATTTCAAGAAGTTGACTTGCCTCCATGCTCAGAACCAGTCACTCCTGAATGCAAATACGAATGGCGTTATCTACGTGATCGCTGTGCACCGGTGGATTTTCCTTTTTTAACCATACACGAAAATGATGGGATCCACTGGACCAGACCCCAGGTGGTTGTGCCTTTTACCTATGACAACAAGATAGTAGGTTGGACTGCCCGCATGCTGGACGGCAAAGCACCCAAGTTTCTTTCAAATACCCAACCTGGCTATGTGTTTGGAACAGACATGCAGCATGACAACTGGAACCATGTGCTGGTCATGGAAGGTATATTTGATGCACTCAGCATAGGTGGACTTGCTGTGATGCACAACGACATCAATGATGCTCAGGCCAGATTGATTCGCAACTTAGGTAAAGAAATCACAGTGGTACCTGATCAAGATTCAGCTGGCATTGCACTGATTGATCGAGCAGTGGAACTGGGCTGGGCAGTGAGCATACCCAATTGGCAAGATTGCAAAGACGTGAATGATGCTGTGAAGAAATATGGTAAATTAACAACCCTACTAACTATTATGCAAGCTAGAGAAACAAGCAAGATCAAAATTGAAATGAGGAAAAGACAACTTGTCAAAAGATTATAAAATTGCAATTTTTGGAGATAGCTTTTCCGCCGACAGCACACAACACAGTTGGCCCTGGCTGTTGGAACAAAAATACACAGTGCAGAACTATAGTCTGCGTGGCGCCAGTGAATATCGATTGTATTGCAGTTTTATGAACAATCTGGCAACAGCACAGTCTGCAGATGCTGTGGTATTTTTTCATACCAATCCACAGCGTGTGTTTATTCCGGATCATGTGAATTACATGCGGCGAAGTACTCATAGTCACCCTCACTCGGACATGGTGGCCAATGATGTGATGTCTGATGCCACCTGGAAAAACATTGCAGACATGTATTACAGGAACTTTTTTGATGAAGGGTTTCAGAACACAATTTACGCAATGCTAATACAAAATATTTCCAGTAGACTAACAAATGCACTGCATTGCAGTGGGTTTGATGTGCCAGTGGCAAAGTCTTTTTATGAACTGCGTGAAACACATCCTGGCTCACTCAATCATCTGGACACCAACGGTAATCAAATCGTTTGTAACTATATAGAACAATGGATAGAAAATGCTTAAAGAATACGGAACTGATGTACAAAAATTGTTCTTGGAAATGATGTTGGAAGATGCCACAGCCTATGTGCGTGTGCAGAATATCTATAATCCCGAAAACTTTGATAAAAACATACGCAAGGCAGCAGAATTTATAAAAGAACACTCGGCCAAGTACAATACCATGCCAGACCGCACACAGATTTCGGCTGCATGTGGCATAGCACTACAGCCCATTCCGGACCTGAACGAAGGGCACTTTTCTTGGTTCATGGAAGAGTTTGAAAGCTTTACCAAGCGACAAGAACTAGAACGTGCTATTTTGAAAGCAGCCGACTTGCTGGAAAAAGGCGACTATGATCCAGTTGAGAAACTGATCAAGGATGCTGTGCAGATCAGTCTGACCAAGGACATGGGCACAGACTACTTTGCTGATCCTGCGACTCGTATCAACAAGTACTTTAACTCAGGAGGACAGGTGAGCACAGGTTGGCCACAACTGGATAGATTGTTGTACGGTGGATTTAGTCGTGGCGAATTGAATATCTTTGCAGGCGGATCTGGATCAGGCAAAAGCTTGGTCATGATGAATATTGCACTGAACTGGTTGCAACAAGGACTCAGCGGAGTGTACGTTTCGTTGGAATTGAGCGAAGAGCTCACAAGTTTAAGAACTGATGCTATGTTGACAGATATGAGTACCAAAGAAATTCGGAAAGATATTGATCATGCCACACTCAAAGTCAAAATGATGCAGAAAAAAAGCGGCGAATACAGAGTCAAGGGATTGCCAGCACAGAGCAACATCAACGACATCAGAAGTTATATCAAAGAAGCACAGATACAAACAGGTATTAAGGTAGATTTTATCATGGTTGACTATCTGGATCTGTTGATGCCGGTCAGTGCCAAAGTTAGTCCCAACGACTTGTTTGTGAAAGACAAGTATGTGAGTGAAGAACTGCGTAATTTAGCCAAAGAACTTGGTGTGTTAATGGTCACAGCAAGTCAGTTGAACCGTAGTGCTGTGGAAGAGATTGAATTTGATCACAGTCATATTTCGGGCGGTATTTCAAAGATCAACACAGCAGACAACGTGTTTGGTATTTTTACAAGTCGTGCTATGAAAGAACGCGGCAAGTATCAAATCCAGTGTATGAAATCTCGAAGTTCAACTGGTGTAGGCCAAAAGATTGATTTGGATTACAACATGGAAACCATGCGTATTAGCGACAGCGGCGGCGATGATGGTGAAAATGTGTTTGGTAGTCGTAAGCCTAGTTCCAACATCATGGACTCGATCAAGGCCAAAGCCAGTGTTTCATCAAATGATATCAATGACACTCTTGATGTTGCAAATGCGCCCTGGGCAAAGACTGAAACAGTGAACACAAGCAAAATCAGTGCAGATGTGCAAAGTGCCAAACTCAAACAATTGTTGGGCAAGATAAAATCAAGCTAATATGAAAAATAAACCAGGGTTTTGTCACGAAATTTTTAAAAACATAGCTTTTTGGAGCAACGCCGACGGAGTGGCTTATAATCCATGTAGTTTCTATAATGGTTTTGTTGACAGCAATATATCTGCAGATCATGCCTGGAATGGGCCCAACCATAAAAAAATCATTGACATTGTTGATCAGGGTAAACTAGTACCTGGCTGTTCCGAATGTTACAGAGAAGAATCTGCTGGAAGGAAAAGTCGAAGAAGGGCCAGTGCTGAGCTTTACGATGTTTTTAACGAGTCTGATTCCGACAATATTGCATCGGGGCCATCGGGGCTGGATTACAGCATTGGCAATTGGTGTAATTTAAAATGTGTAATCTGCGGCCCGCACAACAGTTCTTCATGGATATCCGACTATCAAAAAATGTATCCAGAGCAAAAAGTAGTTAGTTTTGTCAACAGAAAAAGCAACGTTCTGGAAATTAACGATGACAATTTTCTTTCAAACATAAAAAGTTTACACTTTCACGGTGGGGGAGAACCTCTACTAGGGCAAGCTCACGTGAGATTACTTGAACGAGTTGATAAAGTAAAAGGGCTTTCTGATGTACGAGTATTCTATAACACCAATGGCACAGTGATAGTTGATGACAGTATACTAAATTTATGGTCAAAATGCAGGCTAGTTGAGTTATATTTTAGTATCGACGATATTGGTACTAGATTTGATTATCAACGTACAGGTGCTCACTGGCACCAGGTTGTTGAAAATATAAAATGGTATTATAATAATATGCCACACAATCACATGTTTAACATCAATTGTGTATGGAGTTATCTTAATTTATTCTACCTTGATGAATTATATAATTGGTATCAAGATAACTTGCTGACTAATAGATACGGTGATCCGTGCAATCTTATTTTTCAAAAAGCTATTGGAGATTTTGGAATTACTCATCTTGAGCCCGCTGTACTTGAAATGATTAGAAACAAATTCAAAAATATTCCCAATTTACTTTTGTTATTAAACAACATTGAACAAAATAATTTACCCCATACTGCGTTTTGGAGTTCTATAGAAAAAATTGATAACGTAAGAGGCACAAGTTTTAGAAACATTTGTCCCGAGTGGAGTGCATACCTATGAAAATTTTATGTACAGGGAATCCGGAAAAAATTTCTATTGCAAGATCAGTCAGTGAAAAGTGGAATCATGCTTATTGCATTTCACCTTCATCTGGGTGGGATCTCAAGCTACCCGACGGCCAGAAAAAAAATAATTTTAAAAATCTAATTCAAGATTACAATGTGTTTATCAATAGTAGTTACATTTCAACAGGATTGCAGGCTAAACTTTTAAATTTGGTTTGTGCAACCTGGACTGAAGCTGACATAAAAGGGCATGTTAT